CTCATCATTTATGGCAACACCAGCTGAAATTGACGCACAAGTTGAATTAGAAAGAGATCAAATACGGCAAGGACTTAAACGTTTAAGAGAGAACACACGTAACCTCGAAGAGAAGTCCTATGCGTCAGCTTCTGTATATGGGGTAACAACAATTGATGCTCTTTTACCGCTAGTTGTTGAAAGAATTAAAGAAACAAATAAACGAATTCATGAAGGACATACAGGTAGATCTTTCAAAGAAATTGCACAATATTTAGCTGATTTAGAACCATTAGCTGCAGCTGCTATTACCTGCAAAATAACAATTGATAAGGTCTTTAGTATTAAAGAAGGGAGTAATCAATTAACACATGTTTGTGAATCTATTGGTGCAGCTGTAGAAGCAGAGTGCCAAATGCGTCACTACGAGAAGAACGCTCCAGGATTATTGAATGTACTAAAAGAAAGTTATTGGCATAAATCGTCAGGAACTGGACAGAAGATTAGAACAGTCACTACCTTGATGAATCGTTATGAGGTTAGGCAATGGCAAGCATGGGGATCAGCTAATCGAGTCAGGCTTGGAGGCTGGTTACTTGAATGTGTAGTAGAGACTAGTAAATGGTTTGAGAAACAGACAAAAAGAATAGGGAAAAAGACTGACAACTTTGTTATACCCACACCTGAATTCATGAGAGTTAAGGAAGAGGTGATGTATAACGCTGAACTATTTAGTCCTTTAGCCTATCCAATGCTCATAGAGCCAAACGATTGGACTACTGAAACTAAAGGTGGGTACTTGCTTAACGAGATAATGCGTGGTCACGATATGGTCCGTAGGAGCGAGTCGTCACCTATACAGGGAGAAACACCAATCGCTTTCCTGAACAAGGTTCAGAAGGTTGCTTACAGACTGAACCCGTTCACTGTTGATGTTGCAGAAATACTGCAAGAGAGACAGATTTCAGTGGGTAAATTTCTTCCTATTGTTCATCACGATCTACCACCCAAGCCTGTTGATATAGCAGACAACTATGAATCAAGAAAGAGTTATAGGAGACAGGCAGCTGAGGTAATGAATAAACAGGCGCAAGAATTTAAACGTTCTTGCCGTACAAGGATGACCATGGAGGCAGTAGAACGCTTTAAGAATAAAGAGAAGTTCTATATCCCTCATAGTTTTGATTACAGATCAAGGATATATCCCATACCAGCTTTCCTTACACCTCAAGACACTGACTTTGGAAAGAGTCTTTTGAGATTTGCTGATGAATCCTTTATGGATGATGAAGCAGAGAGATGGTTAAGGTTCCAAGTTGCAACAACGTATGGATTAGACAAGGAAACTATGTCTGATCGGTTGCATTGGACTTATGAGAATGAATGGTTAATAGCTCAGATAGCAGAGAATCCTATTGATTCTTTATCTGAATGGGAAGCAGCTGAGGAACCTTGGCAATTCTTAGCAGCATGTGATGAGTTCTATCACTGTGTCATTAAGAGAGATCGGATTAGTACTGGATTACCTGTAGCAATAGACGCTACATGTAGTGGTCTACAGATTCTCGCCGGTCTCGCTAAAGATAAATCAACAGCTAAGTTAGTTAATGTTTTACCTAGTGATAAACCACAAGATGCTTATAAAGTAGTAGCTGAAACATCAAAACCAAATATACCTGAAAGACTACGTCCTTACTGGGACCGTAAGAAAACAAAGCGCACCGTAATGACCATACCTTATAATGCTAAGCCATTTAGTAATAGGTCATACATTAGAGAGGCTTTGAAGGATGAAGGAATAGAAATAGATAAAGATGAACTAACCCAAACTGTAAAGGCAGTAAGGGATGCAATGAATAAAATTGTTCCTGGTCCTATGTCCGTCATGAGATGGATAGAAGACGAGGTTTCTAAGGCTGTAAAACGTGGCGTCAAAGAACTGAAATGGGTCACACCATCAGGCTTTGTTGTCAGACAAAAGCTAATGAAGGTTGAGTTTGAACGAATAACCCTTCAAGTTTTAGGTCAATGCAATATGCGTGTCGCTACAGGTGACACGGATGAGGTGGATAAGAACAGACATAAAGCTGCTACTGCACCCAACCTGATTCATTCATTAGATGCAACTTTGCTTTGTCTCTCTGCTTTGAGATTCAATGCACCAATCGCACTGATACATGATTCAGTTCTATGTCGTGCAACAGATATGAAATATCTATCCACTTTGGTACGGGAAACATATATGGAAATGTTTTCAAACCATAACTTTTTAAAAGATTTTGCTCTGCAAATAGGAGCAGAAACTGAACCACCGATTATTGGAGACCTTGAACCGTCAGCAGTAATTGAATCTACATACTTTTTTTGTTAATGAGAAACATCCACACCACTAAAGAGCCAGTAACCCTTGAAGGATATCAGGCTGTGATGAAACCAAGTCAGTACGGCTATAGCTTAAGAGCTGTAGTTGGAGCAGACATGATTAAAACCCTGGAAGATGAGAGAGTTGAGTGCCTTAAGTGGGCTGAATCAAAACTTAAGAAACCTGCTAACAGATGTGTCTTAAGACCTGAACCATGGGAAGAAGTAGCTAAAGGAAAATATATAGTTAAGTTCTCTTGGGCTGAGGATAAGAAGCCACCAATAGTAGATACAGAAGGTACACCTATTACGGATGTCAATACACCTGTCTATGAAGGATCAAAAGTAAAGATAGGCTTTATACAGAAGCCTTACCTATTAAGAGATGGTGTCACCTATGGTACTTCTTTGAAGTTGTCTGGGTTACAGATTGTCTCTGTAAAAGGAGGTGCTGGAGTTGATTCAGGAGATTTAGATGACACATCTGCTGCTGAACTCTTTGGCAAATGTAAAGGCTATAAAGCTGATGAACCTAATGTTGTCGCTGAGGAAACACCTGCTTCAGTAGACGATGACTTTTAGGTCAAGGTTAGAGGAACAGATATCAGATTTATTAACAGGGTTATGTATAGATCATGACTACGAGGCAGAACAAATACCTTATACAATTGAGCATACTTATACCCCTGATTTCTTCTTACCTAATAAACACCTCTATCTAGAGGCTAAAGGCTATTGGCGACCAGCTGATAGGCGAAAAATAAAAACAATAAAGGAACAAAATCCTGATTTAGATCTCAGGATGGTATTCCAAAATCCATATAATACGATCTCCAAGAAGTCCAAGACAACCTACGCACAATGGTGCGAACGTCATGGAATCTTATGGAGTTCGTGGCACGATATACCACTCGAATGGCTGATTTAGACAGCGAATTCGTAAGACATATGTCATGTAATGAATGTGGTTCATCTGATGGGAATTCTCTTTATTCAGATGGACACACCCATTGCTTTGTATGTCATACACACACGTCAGCAACTGGCGAACAGCACACTCATCAAATGAATAATGATGTCCACCTCAAAGGCTATGCACAACAACTACGGAGGCGAGGACTCAGTGTCCAAACCAACGAGAAATACAAAATCTACAGAGAAGATGAACTTCTACGCTTCTATTATTTCACGAGCGACGGAGTACTTCAAGGCTGCAAGGTAAAAACTAAAGGTAAAGAATTTTATTATGAAGGAATTTCCACTGATACCTTATTCGGTCAGCATCTTTTCCCTACTACTGGTCGTCGTATCGTTGTTACTGAGGGTGAATTAGATGCTGCGAGCTGTTTTGAGGCAATGCCAGGTTGGCCGATGGTTTCTTTACCGCATGGTGCGGCCAGCGCAAAGAAGGATATACAGAAACAGATACCATTATTCCAAGGATATGAAGAGATAGTTTTATTCTTTGATAATGATGAATCAGGACGAAAAGCAACTGAGGAGGCAGCTAATGTACTCCCACCAGGCAAAGTCAAGATAGCTCGATTAGAGAATTTTAAGGATGCTTCAGATGCCTTACAAGCTGGAGATAGTGAAGCTATAAGGCGAGCTATATGGGATGCAAAAGCATATCAACCAGATGGAATTATAAACGGAAAAGACTTATTAGAAATTGTTACTACACCTGAACCACCTTGCACTCATGAGTACCCATTTACTGGACTACAAACTAAAACACACGGGATCAGATACGGAGAGCTTACGACAATTACTGCGGGTACTGGTACTGGAAAATCTTCCTTCTGCAGGGAGCTTGCAACTCACCTTCTCGAAAGGGGAGAACGGGTTGGCTATTTGGCACTTGAAGAATCAAATAGACGAACAGCACTAGGCTTGATGTCTTCCAAGTTAGGCAAACCTCTACACCTTGGAGAACATGACAGAGACGAACTTACAGAAGCGTATAAACAGACACTTGCTAATTGGAATTTATTTCTCTTCGATGGCTTTGGCTCTTTCGATCCTGATGTCATTTTTAATAGGATTGAATACCTTGCCTGTGGATTGGAGTGTCGTGTTGTATTCCTAGATCATTTATCAATACTGCTTAGTGGTCTTGATGGAGATGAACGACGGATGATTGATACGACTATGACTAAATTACGTAGCTTAGTAGAACGTACAGGAATAAGTCTTTTCTTAGTTAGTCACTTAAGAAGAGCATCAAATGACAAACATTCAGCAGAAGAAGGAGGAAGAGTATCACTATCAGCCCTCCGAGGAAGTCATTCAATATCTCAGATTAGCGATAACGTCATTGCGCTCGAAAGAGATCAGCAATCCGATAAAAAACGAAGCGATACGACTTTGCGACTCCTTAAGAATCGCTATTCAGGCGAAGTAGGAGTCTGCTCACATCTTACGTACAACCTACAAACATGCAGATTTGAAGAACATGAAGCTGAAGCAGAATTCAACCCGTCCACAGATTTTTAGTCACTACAATCATCCGTGGTACGAATATGAAGAACAAACTAAGAATTTTCTTCCTCATTGGGAGAAGAATATAAATAGACCTCACCCACCAACAAAAGAGGCAGTAGAAAAAGCCAAGTTTGTTGATAAGACATTCACTTGGAGAAATGATCGCCGTATTTGACATAGAAACTAACGGTCTACTCTTCGAAGCTGACCGAGTTCATTGTTTATCCATATATGAATCAGAAACAGATGCGATTGAAACCTTCAATGATGAAAAGGATAACAGGTACTCGATTACCGAGGGGTTATCCCGTCTCAACACTGCAGATTATATTGTTGGTCATAACATTATCAATTATGACCTCCCAGTCATTAAACGGATCTACCCCTTTTTCTCCACTAACGCTGTCATTGTTGACACTTTGCTGTGTTCACGCTTGTACCACCCTAACCTTTTAGATATAGATAAGAAATATAAGTGGAGACATATGCCATTACAGATGTATGGTCGCCATAGTTTAAAAGCTTACGGTTATAGGTTAGGAGAATTTAAAGGAGAATTTGGAGAGACTTCTGACTGGAAACAATGGAGTCCAGAGATGCAGGACTACTGCGAACAAGACGTAGTTGTAACTAAAAAATTATGCGACCACTTTCACCCATACCTGGATGGGTCCAAATGGAGCACCAGGTAGCTCAAATACTTACACAACAGGAGATACATGGATGGTATTTTGATGAACAAAGAAGTCAGGAACTTGAATCAACTCTCAGACGAGAGGTGGAAGAGCTTACTGGAGTACTTCGAAAACAATTCCCTTTCGTTGGAGGAGCGATGTTCACTCCTAAACGAGATAACAGGACACTCGGTTATATCCAAGGAACAGGAAGGACTGAAACTCATGAACACTTTGGAGAACAAACAGAGATAGAAGAGTGTTCAACAACAAGATTAAAAGACTTTAACCCTCAATCAAGAGATCACATTGCATGGATTCTACAGAATCACTTCAATTGGACACCAACAGAGATGACAGCAACAGGGAAACCTATTATCGACGAAGTCATCTTGACGGATATAGAGATCCCCTTCTCGACATCATGCGCGAAAGTTTTAGATCTGACAAAGAAACTTGGAATGATCTCGCAAGGCGTGAACGCATGGAACAAGTTAGTTACGAAGTCTAGAATTCACCACCACTGTTCAGTAGCCACTTCGACTTTCCGATGTAGCCATCGGAGACCAAACCTGTCCCAGGTTCCGAGCGATGAAAGATTTAGATGTTTATTTACTGCTAGTCCAGGTTTACGAATGGTCGGTGCTGACCTTAGCGGTATTGAGTTACGCATGCTTGCTCACTATCTCGCACGATATGACGGTGGGAGATATGCAGAGGTGCTTCTCAATGGAGACATCCATCAAGAAAATGCTGACAAGATAGGCATTTCTAGGAAGTTAGTTAAGACCGTCACATATGCCTTTCTTTATGGAGCAGGCGATCAGAAAATAGGACTAAGCTATGACAAACAACTACCAGAAAACAAAGCAAAGAAGAAAGGAAAGGAAATCCGTAAAGCTTATATCGATGCCATTCCAGGTCTTAAGGAATTGCTGGAAGCAGTACACAAAGCTAGTGAGAGAGGTTATGTTCATGGACTCGACAACCGTCGTATCATCGTTGACTCGCGGCATAAGTCCCTCAATTACCTCTTACAAGGATCAGCAGCGATCATCGCAAAGAGATGGATGGTTATAGCCCATAAAAATTTACCAAAAAATTCTCACCAAGTTGCATTCGTTCATGATGAGCTTCAGTACGAATGCGAAGAAAAAAATGTGGAGGACTTAAAGTTTTTACTTGAGTTGTCTGCTGTACAAGCTGGGGAATATTACAACCTTAGAATACCCATCGCTGCAGAGTCGAAAGCAGGGATGAATTGGGCTCAGGTCCACTAACTATATGAAATTATTAATTGATGCTGACTTCATTGTCTATAAATGTTGTGCAGCAGCAGAAACTGAAATCGACTTTGGGGAAGACCTTATCGTCGTTACCTCCTTATTCTCCGAAGCCCACGCTTGCGTTAAACGAGAACTTAAACGTATCTCTAGTAAATTCGGAGATTTTACTGATCTTATTCTGTTCTTTAGTGACAGTATTAATTTCCGTAAATCAATCAAGGAAGACTACAAAGGTCACCGAAATCGTAAGAAACCCTGCGGATATAGGCGTGTTATTAACGCACTCAAGACTGAGTTCGAAGTAATAGTTATGCCAACCCTTGAGGCAGATGACTCAATGGGTATATATGCAACAAAGAATCCAGGGAATATTATCTGCAGTCCAGACAAGGACATGAGACAAATCCCTGGTCAACTATTTGACATGGAAAACAGCACACTCATCACTCCTGAAGCTGGTGCTAAATGGCATTTAATTCAATCAATGGCAGGAGATAACACTGATGGATATTCAGGTGTCCCTGGTATTGGAGTGAAAAGAGCTACTGTTTTGTTTGAAGAGAAAGGTTGGAGCTGGAAAACTGTAAGAGCATCTTTCGCAGAGAAAGGTCTTGATGAAGATGAAGCTCTAGCTAATGCAAGACTCGCAAGAATCCTAACTACAGATGATTGGGATTACGAGAAACAAAAACCGATCCTATGGACACCCGCAAAGGATTATGAAATTAAAGATTAAAGGTCCAGATCACTACCAAAGAGGAGAGATACAACCATGGGATTTCATTAGAGATCAAGGTTTAAATTATCACCTCGGAAATGTAATCAAATACGTCTGCAGAGCAGGTCATAAAGACGATGCTCTAGACGACATACAAAAAGCCATCCACTATTTAGAAAATGAGTTTGAACATAGATCTCGCGAGGGAATTCAGAAACGCATACAACATTCAGAACTCAAAGACTTTGACCTCCCGCACGATGCAGCGGAATTTGATCGTTGAAGAATTTAAGGAGTTCTTAGATGCTGAAAATATGCTCTTTCGAGAGAACGTTGAATTAACAGCTGATTGTTTAAAAGAATTATCAGACCTGATCTACGTGTGTTATCAATATGCAGAGAATATGGGATGGGACTTAGATGAAGCCTTACGTCGAGTCCATGAAAGCAATATGTCCAAGCTAGGAGAAGATGGTAAACCCATACTTCGAGAAGATGGAAAAGTTTTAAAAGGCAGTAACTATAAACCACCAACATTAACAGATCTTGTCTAATGCCTGAACTTATATCCCGCACTGGTCGGGTCCAATCATGGTTGGATAATCCAGAATCAAGACTTCCAGTTAGCTGTACTGTGTTCGTCGTCGAAGATTCGATGGAAGGACCAGAAGGTATAGAAGCTAGCTGGAGATTTGCATCCTTTGCTTTGAGACACGGAGCAGGATGTGCAATCCATTTATCTAAATTAAGACCTAAAGGTACAGAGAATGGAAGAGGTCTGACAGCGTCAGGTCCAGTGTCATTTGCAAAAATCTACTCAACATTAAATGAAACTCTCAGGCGCGGCGGCCATTACAAAAATGGTGCTGTTGTTGCACATCTTGATATTACCCATAGGGATGTTGTTGACTTCGTTACGACTCCCCGTTCTGAACTTCCTTGGATTAAACGGTGCGTCAACCTTGATCAAGAAAGTTGGAACGCCGCCAATCCCACAACCAAAGCCGCCATCATTTACGGAATTAGATCCGGCGACATTTGGCTCAACAAAATAAAACATGACTCTAATGGGAAACGTATCTATGGCAACGTCTGTCTTGAAGTATACCTGCCGTCACGAGGAACATGCTTGCTCCAGCATGTCAATCTCGCTGCCTGTAGAATCGGCGACATACAGTCGGCTTTCACTACAGGTATGTCCGAGTTGTGCGATCTCCATGGCCGAACAGGTGTTGGAGGGTCTGGAGAGTACTTACCCTCGGACATCGATAGGCAAGTCGGGCTCGGAATGCTTGGCTTATCCAACCTCCTCAGACGAAACAACGTAACCTATAAAGAATTTGGAGAAGCATTACAAGCTACTAATGATGGAATACCAGGATTAGGTAGAGCTGGACTAATAGCTACTGAATTATTTAGAGGGATACAAGCAGCCGCACAAATAGCAAGAAGTAATAATATGGTGCGAGCTTTTGCTATAGCTCCCACTGCTTCTTGCTCATATAGAAGTAAGGATCGAGATGGATTTACATCTACTCCTGAAATAGCACCACCTATAAGCAGAAAAATTGATAGAGATTCAGGTACTTTTGGTGTACAACAATACGACTATGGCGATGTAGAAATAGCGTCAGAAGTTGGTTGGGATACATTCAAACATGTAGCTGATCAGATCATGTATATGCTTAATTTCACTGGGCTTCTTCATGGATATAGCTTTAACTCTTGGAGTGATGTTGTAACCTACGACGAAAATTTCGTGCAAGAGTGGCTAGATAGTCCCCAGACATCTTTATATTATTCACTTCAAGTGATGGGAGACGTACAAGATAAGAGCGATGCATATGCAGCTTTAGATCAAGGTGAAGTCGAAGATTATTTGGAGGGAATACTTAGTCAACCCGCATGTGATTGTCAAGAATGAACCCATATGAAAAATTACTTAACCGTAAAAGAACCTGGACTCCTGTCCAGACAACAAGAGGAAAACTTAGAGAAGGAGCTGAAGAGACCATCTACAGAGCTTTGGCAATACGTCACATGGAGCTTCCAGTTGGGGATTTTATCACCGACGCTCTTGAGAAAGACGTACCTGCTAGTGCACGGGAACTCCTCGAATCAAACGTAAAAGACGAAATAAAGCATGATCTCGCTCTTGGCTACGTAGTAAATGCCATAGGCGCAGATGAAAATGCAGAAAAAGAAGCAATTAAACTAAGAGATGCCTGGATTTCACACCCTGATCACACTCTGGTCAAAGCACTCGTTGCAGAGCGAGCTATATTTTTTGTTCTACTTCCTTTCTTTCGCTTTTGCGGTGATCCTGGTCTCAGAACAGTATCAGCTGATATTTCCAGAGATGAGCAAATCCACGTTGCTACGAACTCTTTGGTTTGTAGGGAGTTGGGTTATACTCCTTCTCTTTCTTTGGATCGTCTTAGGAAGGCAACTATTAATTGGATAATGCAGCCGTTAGGTATTAATACTAGCGATAGATATTTAGACAAAAAATTTTGGCTGGATGCTAGCGATTCCCTGATGTATCAAGGTAAAGCACCAAACTTTTCTGAGACACAGCGAGCGCGTATGCCAGCTTTTTTCGAACATGCAAACACAAATCTCCCTCAATACTCTTAAGCTTCACAACCAAAGGTTAGACAAGCTACTAACAAGACTAGAGGAAAACTTCGGATGGAAACCAGTACATCCTAAAGAAGACGTCAACACAATTATGTATCGAGCTGGTCAAGCCAGTGTCATCGAATATATCAACTCAATAATGGAGGAAGAAATTTAATGTGTTCTTATACACCGCCACCACCACCGCCACCACCACCTTTAGCACCGCCACCTCCTGCACCACCAGCTGCACCAACACCACCTAAACCACCTGAGCAAGCACAGCCAGATACCAATCCAAAGGTGAGGCAAGCTAAGAGTAAGAAAGCTAAGAACTCTCAAGCACAGGGAACAGGAGCATTACGCATACCTTTAGGTAGCAATGTCAATTCAGGTAGTGGACCATCAGGTTCAGGTGGAGGAATAAACTAATGAATGCACGTGAGAGATACAACTATTTAACTTCAGATCGTTCTCAGTTTCTGGACACTGCAGTTGAATGTTCAAAACTCACGTTACCTTATTTAATTTCAGACGACTTATCATTAAAAACAAACCATAGGAATTTAATTACTCCTTGGCAAAGTGTAGGAGCAAAGGCAGTAGTAACGTTAGCAGCAAAATTAATGCTAGCGTTACTTCCTCCTAATACTACATTTTTCAAGCTACAAGTTAGAGACGATAAACTTGGTGAAGAGATACCGAAAGAAGTTAGAAGCGATTTAGATCTTTCATTCTCCAAAATGGAGAGAATGATCATGGATTACATCGCAGCTTCTAGTGATCGTGTCGTCATTCACCAAGCATTAAAACATCTAATTGTAGGTGGTAATGCTTTAATCTTTATGGGTAAGGATGGTCTTAAGAACTATCCACTTAATAGATATGTAGTCAACAGAGATGGAAATGGTAACGTCCTAGAAATAGTTACAAAGGAACTAATTAGTCGTCAGGTATTAGGTGAAGAGCTGCCTACACCTCAACCCAATAATGTTTCGGGAGGAAAGACAGGCTCAGATGGAGATGACGTAGAGGTATATACCTGTGTCAAATTGGATAGCAAGAGTGGTAGATGGGTCTGGTATCAAGAAGCTGATGATGTCATCCTTCCTAATAGCCGTAGTACCGCACCAAAGAATGCAAGTCCATGGTTAGTTCTCCGATTTAATACAGTAGATGGTGAAGATTATGGTAGAGGTAGAGTTGAAGAATTCATAGGTGATCTAAGGTCACTTGAAGGACTCTCTCAGGCACTCGTAGAAGGCTCTGCAGCAGCAGCTAAAGTAGTCTTCTTAGTAAGTCCATCATCGACTACTAAACCTAAGACAATAGCCCAAGCTGGTAACGGTGCAATCGTTCAGGGTAGACCTGAAGACGTTGCTGTTATACAGGTAGGCAAGACCGCCGACTTCTCAACTGCAGCTAACATGGCTCAGGGATTAGAGAGAAGAATAGGTGAAGCGTTCATGCAACTGAACATCAGACAATCTGAACGCACAACTGCAGAAGAGGTACGCCTCACGCAGATGGAATTAGAACAACAGTTAGGTGGGATCTTCTCACTGTTAACTATTGAGTTCTTAATTCCATATCTAAATAGAACTCTCCTAGTACTACAACGTAGTAAAGAGATACCAAATTTACCAAAAGATTTAGTACGTCCATCAATTGTTGCTGGAGTAAATGCTTTAGGTAGAGGACAAGACAGAGAAAGTCTTACTCAATTTATAGGAACTATTGCACAGACATTAGGTCCAGAAGCACTCATGAGATTCATCAATGCTTCAGAAGCTATTAAACGTTTAGCAGCTGCACAAGGTATAGACATATTGAACCTTGTTAAGACTGAAGAAGAGATTGAACAGGAGATGCAGCAACAGCAACAGCAAGCTATGCAAGCTTCTCTAATGGATCAAGCTGGTCAAATGGCTAGTGCTCCTTTAGCTGATCCATCAAAGAATGAGTCGTTAGCTGGGAACCTTGAGCCACCACAAACTGAACAACCACCTGAAGAATAATGGCAGAAACCATGACATATGATGCTGGTACTGACACCATCACCACTGAAGATAACCTGAACGAAGCAGAACAGGAGTCTCTGAAAGTTGGTGAGGCAATGCAGGACGAGCAAGAACAATTACTAGCAGGTAAATATAAGAACGCAGAAGATTTAGAGAAAGCCTATGTCGAACTCCAAAAAAAATTGGGAGGAGAAGGTACTGAAGATAGCGAGACAGCTGGGGAATCCAGCGATTCTGATGACGGAGAAGAAACGTCAGAAGAAGAGGAAGAAGTTAAAGAAGTTTCTGCAGTCACAACCTTAATGACTGATGCAACTACTGAGTTCTATGACAATGATGGAACACTCTCTCCTGAAACTATAGAGAAGTTCAACGAGATGAGTAGCAAAGACATTGTTAATGCTTACTTGGAAATGCAAAAGAATGCTCCTCAACCTCAAGCAGAAGCTCCTGATTTAACAGATGCTGATGTTAATCAAGTAAGAAATGCTGCAGGTGGAGAAGCTGAGTATGGAAGAATTACTCAATGGGCTTCTGATAATTTAGAGCAAGGTGATATTGATGCTTTTGATTCTTTAGTTGCAACAGGAAATGTAGCTGCTATTAAGTTAGCTGTTAAAGGATTGAAAGCTCAGTATGAAAACGCAAACGGATATGAAGGAACTATGTTATCTGGAAAACCACCAACAACTTCTAAAGATACTTTTAGGAGTCAAGCAGAAGTTGTACAAGCTATGAGTGACCCTCGCTATGACCGAGACCCAGCTTATAGACAAGACCTTATTGAAAAACTTGATCGCTCAGATGTGAAATTCTAATGAGTTACAATAGCAACATGAGGTTGTTGGATACGAAAGATAAAGTTGGTGGCTACACTCTTACAGACAAAGAGAAGAAACAACTAGCTGAATGGCGTAAAAAACAACTGCAAATAAACAACAAATAATGCCTGACAATCTACACGCAAACGAAACACCACCACAACTAATGAACGAAGAAGAAGCAGAAGTGCTACTACATGATGCTGAAGAGCTGAATGGACGCCTCGCAATGGTCGGATTCATAGCAGCTATTGGCTCATACGCTTGTACTGGAATGATTATCCCAGGCATCTTTTAAACCCTATACGTCCGTTCATCCATTTCAATCATGGACGCATGAAACCAAGGCAAGGAACGGGGTCTTGGTAGTTGAGAATTACTAATGAAAGTAACACTTACCTATCGTGGCGTAACTTACACAAAATAACATTTTTTAAAACATGAATAAACTTGCACTAGCCCTCGCGGCAACTCTCGCGTCAGCTCCTGCAATGGCTGGCACTTATGTCAACGTTGAATCGAATGCTTCTTATACAGGCAATGACTACACATCTAGAACTACTGATCTACACATTGGTTATGAAGGTGAGGTAGGACAACTGGGATATTATGTTCAAGGTGGACCTTCCTTAACTGGAGCTGATGGAGTAGATGGTACAACTAATCTTACAGGTAAGCTCGGAGGTTCTGTAGCTGCATCTGAAAAGCTTGGTCTTTATGGAGAGATATCATTCGCTTCTGTAGAAGATTCTGATAATACATACGGTACTAAAATAGGTGCTAAGTATAGTTTCTAATGTCACAACAAAGTGATCACTCTCCTGCATACGTAACAAGGTATGCACCAGAGCCAGAAGTTACAAATGAATCAAAACCACCCAAAGAAGAGGAGCCAGAAGGCGAACCCTCTTACTAAAATAAATGAAATATGGGTAGTAGTCTTTGGACTGCTACTCTTTTTTTGTTATATAGAATGGTCGCATGTTCAACACCATGAACAGCAACTAAGGGAAGAGACACCTCAGAGTCGGACCTCTTCCTAATTTGGCTTTTAGCCCTGTACGCAGGATACCTATTAGCCGTCATGACGGTGGGATAGACCACAAATTTCAAACGTTTGAAGGAAGTTAATACACACATTTTATTTTAAAGATCAATGGCTCAACAGAGTACACACAGCCAAGCTCCTGTCACTATGCCAGGTGCTTCTAATAGCACTGGTGATAGACGTGCGTTATACCTCAAGCTCTTCTCAGGAGAGATGTTTAAAGGGTTTGAATATAATGCTATAGCTAGAGATCTTGTCATGAAGAGAACCCTTAAGAATGGGTCTTCTCTTCAGTTCATTTACACAGGTCACACCAAAGCTGAATTCCATACACCTGGAAACAGCATACTCGGTAACTCCGATGGTGCACCTCCTGTAGCTCAGAAAACTATTACAGTAGACGATCTACTTATTAGTTCAGCTTTCGTATATGAATTAGACGAGACTCTTGCACATTATGAATTAAGAGGAGAGATATCTAAGAAGATTGGATATGCACTTGCTCAAAAATATGACAGACTAATCTTCCGTGCCGTATCACGCGGTGCTAGAAAGGCTAGTCCAATTACTAAATCTGGTTTCGTAGAACCAGGTGGAACACAGATTCGTGTTGGTGCTTCAACTAACGCATCTGATTGTTATAACTCAGCAAACCTAGTTAATGCATTCTATGATGCTGCAGCTGCACTAGACGAAAAGGGCGTTAGCTCTGATGGTCGTGTAGGTGTACTAAACCCAAGACAGTACTATGAGCTTATCCAAGCTGTAGGAACTAATGGCTTAGTTAACAGAGACGCACAAGGTACTTCGTTACAACAAGGAAACGGAATCATTGAGATTGCAGGCATCAAGATCTTCAAGTCAATGAACATCCCATTCTTCTCAAGCTATGGTACTAAGTATGGCTCAGGTTCTGCAACTAACCCTGGAGTAACTTCTCCTGGGAATACAGGTTCATTCGTTGGTGAAGCAGTAGAAGATGCTGCTGCTGACGTTGCTGGAATCAACAATGAGTATGGTGAAGAAACAGAATTCGCTAACTCATGTGGTTTGATCTTCCAGAAAGAAGCTGCTGGTGTTGTAGAAGCAATCGGTCCTTCTGTACAGATCACTTCAGGTGATGTCTCCGTGATTTATCAGGGTGATGTTATCTTAGGTCGTCTTGCAATGGGTGCTGACTATC